GTGTACCGACGGCGCCTTGGGTACCAGTGGTTCCTTGTGTCCCAGTAAAGCCCTGTGTACCAGTAAATCCTTGAATGCCAAGAGTTCCTTGGTTACCTTGAACCCCCTGAATACCTTGGGTTCCCTGCGGCCCTTGAACGCCCTGAAGCTGCGCATAACCAAAACCTTGGTTACCCTGTGTACCTTGAACGCCTTGAAGTCCCTGAGCACCTGTAAGGCCTTGTACGCCTTGGACCCCTTGAGTTCCCTGGTTGCCCTGTATACCTTGTGTTCCTTGGACGCCTTGGATACCTTGCGTTCCTTGAGCCCCTTGTAGACCACTTACTCCAAAAGTCCAAGCAGTGAAAGTTCCAGAGCCTCCAACGCCTGTTACGTTTACTGTGATACTGGAATCAGTTGTTACAGCAGTGACTTGTCCAAACATAAAGTTAGTTGGGGTTCCAGTGTTTGTTACAACAACATACTGACCAACAGAATAAGCGCCAGAGTTAGTTACTGAAAATACTTTAGAGCCAGTCCCAATTGTGGTAGAAGTGGCAGAGGTTACGCCTGTAAATGAACGTCCTTGAATACCTTGCAGGCCTTGTGTACCCGTAGTTCCTTGAGTCCCTTGGACACCCTGGATACCTTGTAGTCCTTGAACACCCGTAGTTCCTTGGTTTCCCTGTAGACCAAGTAGACCTTGTAGTCCAAGTAGACCTTGTGTTCCCTGAGATCCCTGAGTACCAGTTGCTCCTTGTGAACCTGTTGTACCTTGGGTACCTTGAGTACCCAACAATCCTTGAACACCTTGAATGCCTTGAGTACCTTGTACTCCTTGGATACCCTGCGTACCCTGAGAACCTGTAGTTCCCTGAGGTCCTTGTGTGCCTTGCGTACCTTGAGTTCCATAGTGTCCTTGTAGACCTGTGTACCCCTGAATGCCTTGGATACCTTGTACACCCTGAACACCTTGAGGACCTTGCACACCCTGTAATTGATCATAACCGAAGCCTTGATTACCTTGAGTGCCTTGCACACCCTGGATGCCTTGTGTTCCCTGAGCGCCATCATGACCAATGTATCCAGTAATACCTTGAGGGCCTTGGATACCTTGTAGCCCATTAGCTCCACCAATAGGCGCTTGAACGCTAACTACAATTGGCGCAGGTGGAGTAACAATAATTGGTTGAATAGAGCAACCACAAGAAGGCCAGTAGCCTCCACAGTAACCGCAAGAACTCATCTATTACCAACTCCCGTACTGACCGGTGTCCATAGTGACGCCGGTAGTGGTGAATACTTGACCTCTGATATAAGTCATTGCATAGTTAGGATCTGTTGCAGAAGTAGCTACAAGGTCCCAGAAAGCGCGTTGTGGTAGGTAGGAAGTCTGTTCAACAGTCAATGAGATTCTGATAGTGCTTGCCGTAGAAGAGGTAGATACCTTAGTAATTGTAAAGGTGGCGTAAAGTGAAGGTGAGTTAGGGTAGCTACGGATTTGGGATTCCCAAGTAAGGCCTGTGGTATCAAATGGGAAGGTAAACTCTTCTTGGAAAGAGTTACCCTGGTAGAGAATAAGGTCTTGGATCTGCGCGTAAGTAGGGAACGGATTACGACCAGTAAGATCATTATGTATATAAACGCGCTCTGGCTTACGAGCGTCATCAATCTCTTGACCCATGTAGATAGGTACAAACTTGTTAGTGGTTCTAGAGGTACGGATAAGAGTACCCATCTCAATGCGCCACAGGCCAACGTTAAGCTGTGAGCATAGCAAGCGGTATTGTTCCCAGCGTTGCTGGATAATATTAGAAAGCTGCTGATAGCGCTGAGCGCGTGGGATTACCACACCATCTGGGGCGGTGATGTTGATATCAAAAGCTGAGTCAGTAGCTAGCGCCCATAGAGCCTCAATAGAAGCTAACACAGCTACTGGGTACTCTTCAACAGGCGGGATTGAGTTGATAGTTACCTGTGAGCCGTAAGAATCTACACGATTATATGTGTGCTGGGTTACAGCATCGCATACAAAAGTAGTGATGTCTTCATCTGTAAAGTAGCGATAGTTCTGACCAGATACGGCAATAGTTGCGTTTAGCGCAGGGGCAATTACAAAGTGAATGATTCCTAGATTAGCTTCTAGAGTGTAATTAGCGGGGGTAGCCTGCGCAGTCCCATTAACGGTTATGTAAAGGGTAGCTGGGTCTACAGGATACTTGCCAATTGGAAAGGCTTTAGTAGTGCCATCGCCAGTCGCAGCATAGCTAAACTGAGAGGCTTGGTCACCGATCTCAAGACGGACTCTTGAGACTAAATCAGATAATAGGGCCACCCAAAACTCCTCACGCTACAGGTACTATAGTGTCGGAATTTTTATAAAAAATCTGCTCAAACGAAAAGAGCGCCTCAGAAAGAGGCGCCCACTTCGCTAAGTATGTCTTAGATAACGCCAGCTAGATAACCTTTTTCCTTAAGGTGTTGAGCTACTTGCTTTGTAACTTTGTACTTAACGCCAGCTTTAAAGCTGTAATTATTGCCCTTACCGAGAGTCATGTTGTCGAGGTCTTGAACGACACGAATCTCAACGGAAGAATCATCTGGACTTCCGACAGTCACAGGGTCATCAACAATAACTGTTTGACGAGAAGGCTTAGTAGCGTCAATAACTTCGGTCTCTAGTTTGACCTGGGCTTGAGCTGTTGCCATAGACATTTCAGCTGCACGATCGTTCATATCGGCTGCCGCTTGCTCTGCAAGCTGCTCGCGTACACGACCGGTTACATCAGTGGGCTTTGTTTTAGCCATTGTATTCTCCTAATTAGTATCTCGATTAAAATGGTGGGGGGCCGAAGCCCCCCACTTTAAGCTATTTAGTTGTAATTAGTTGGTTTCTACAATTACTACGCTCTGGTCAGTGATGAGGCCAAGTCCGAAGATTGAGTACCAAGCAAGTGCATGCTCACGACCAAAGTCGAGGATACCGCCATCGCGGAGTTCGACTGGGAGTGAGATAGCGTGACCAAATGCGTTATCACCGATCATGATAGCTGCATAACGATCTGAAGCACCGTTACCTGTGAGGGTAGCTGGGGTTGTGTAGCCTCCGCCAGGAACAACAACTGGGTTAGCAACAGCTGTATCAGTTGTGTATCCAGAACCTGCTCCACCAACGACCTTGAGGACCTGAGTGGTTTCGATGAATACTACGTCGTAGAGACGACCGATTTCACCAAGCATGAAGTTACCTGGAGCTGCGTACTTAGTGACTTCGATGAACTCAGGGTTGTCACGAAGAGTACGGCTCTGGTGTGGGTGAACGAAGCAGACATAAGTCTCGCCCAACCGTGGGATGTTCTTTGTTGCCAAGGTCTCAACTGTGTCCTTGATAACGTGTGGTGTGAGGTATGAAGCACCTGTCATTGATGCACGTGATGTGCCGAAGGTTCCATAGCCATACCAGTTGTTAACAGCTGATGAGACTGATGAGCGATCTTCACCGTAAAGGGTTGAAGAAGCTGCGTAGAGTGTGTCGCGTGAGAGCTGATCTAGGTAGATAGCCATGTTACGACCGAGAAGACGTGAGGCTGAAGCCATTACGTCATCGAATGAAGCATTGAGCAAGAGCTCAGATACTGCAAGAGCATAACCATGCTCAGTTACAGTGATTGAGAACTGCTGTGCTGTGAGAGCGTTAGTCTGCATACGGACACCTTCAACAAGAGGTGAAGCGAATCCGAGGTTGTTGTAACGCATGAAGTTGATCTGTAGACCAGGTGCAACACCGAGCTCAGTCTTCTTGACTGCAAACTGCTCGAAGCGAAGGATAGGCATAGCCTGGAACAAGATTTCCTTGGACCAGATAGTCTGAATCGCCTGAGTTAGCTGGGTGTTGGTACCTGAGTACGCTGTAGGGGCTGCGGCAAGATTGCCTGTACCTGTGATACCTGATGCCATTTGGCTTTGACTCCTTGATAGTAGTTTTTAATAGATTAAGTGTTAGCCCAATATTCCGCTGGTCTTACCAAGAGCACGGTTGCTCAAGATCTGAGTGCGGACTTTTGCGTATTCATTCATCGGCATTGACGCAATATCTGCGGCAGTAAACTGACGTGGTTCCGAATTAGTTTCCAGTGGTCCAACGCCTGGCAAGGTTGCCCTTACGCCCGGCATATCTCTGCGCTGCTGCTGAATAGCAGACTGTGCAGATTCGAGAATACTGTTAGATCGCTCAACCAATCCTGCAATGCTCTCGTTGATCTCTTCCAAGGTATTGCCCTGGACGTAATCAATGAGTTGAGGGATGATATTGTCGCGGTTCTGTTCAACAGCTTGTTGACGGTATGCTTGCAGTTCTGCAAACTTTCTTTCCTGCTCCAGAAGAGCGAAGGCCGCTTCGCGTTCTTGACGCTCACGTGCCAACTGCTCTCGCAACTCTTCAGCTGTAGCCTTTGCAAAGTCCTTGGCGTCCAAGTTCTCTTCAAGCTTAGCCTTTTCTTCAGCTGCTTTGGCTTCCGCCTCTGCTGCCTTGCGAGCTGCTTTTTCTTCCCGCTCCTTCTTGAGAAGTGAAACTTCTTCCTTCAATCGATCGATCTCTGGGTAAAGCTTTTCTTTCTCTTGTGAACGAACCTTTGCAAGATCCTCTTCGGTATAAAACTTCTGAGTAGGTTCGGTCTTTCCAGAGGTAACAGTAGGCGCGTCAACGCCCGACACATTTACTACTGGAGCGGTATTTGCTTCTGCTTCAAAAGCAGTAGCCATTTGTTCTGCAGTTTCTGACATGCGTTTATCCTTTTATCCTAGGGGTCGTTCTCCGATGTGGGGGCACAAATGACCTAACGTGGTATTACAGTATTTATTTTGACAATAGATGTCCTAATTGTCTGTATAAATTACTTTATTTTTCGTAGTCCTCCGGAACTCTGCGCTGTGGCAATTGAGTACCGTAGGCTTCCGTTACTAGTCGAGTGCGTACCTTCTCGTCACCCATTTGGGCGGCGATAGTTGCGTCGTCTAGTAATACTGGCTCTGTTGGGGCTGCAGGTGCTTCTGCGCCTGGAACGCCTGGTGCAGAGGAACCACCAGGTCCTGTTTGTGCTGGCATTGACCCTGTAAGAGCCATGATGTCCTGCTCGATCTGTGTCTGGATAAGCTTGAGTGCCCCATCTGCCATAGCTTCGTCTTGAAGCTCTTGACGGATCTCTGTGAGCTTTTCTTGTGGGAACTCTTCGCCTAAGATGCGCAAAGCACCTTCCTTAGACTCAAGGCCAAGAGAGAGCATTGACTGGACTTCATTGATAGCAATGAGCTTGTCAAGAGGCAATGGCTGAGGGAAGTGAACGTATGAGCGGAAAGTAATAGGATCATTAATATCAAGCTGAGATACCTGACCAGGCTTTAGCGGAACAGTGCTTGAGTTAGGGTCCCAGGTAAATGTCTCTGGCTCTTTAAGGGCAAGGTTAAGAAGGATAAGCTCATTAACGCGCTCAAGACCGTGTGCGTACTGAACGATCTTCTGGTGATAACGGTTCATCAATGGCTGGAACTGAATAGAAAGAGCAACGCCAGAGGTGTTAGAGATAGGCTGAGCCTGCCCAAGAGCGGTCTCAGGAACACCAATCATTTCGTGCATAGACTTCTTCATCATTGCTAGGAAGTCCATAGCGCCCTTTAGACCCTGTGCGCCACCTTCTAGGTTCTCTACTCGTGCGTCTTTTGGAAGCCCGCCCCATACTTTGTTAGCGCCCTTCTCAAGCTGAGAAGCTTTAGCACCGATGATGACGGTGACGGGAGCCGCGTGGTAATTAACAATGTCAGCAATATCCGTAGCAGTCTCATTGTAAGCGCGGTTAATATTGATAATGTCATTGCAATCAGAGAGACCCCAAGGGCTACCACTAATACGAACATTCGGAATATGAATAACTGGAATTGTGCCAAGCGGATTAGGGCGCGAGTCAATGAGTTCGTCATTGATGTATTCCTCGATGATGTCATCTGTGAGGATTTCTGTGTACGTGAATACTTGGCGCGTACCTTCCAAGCTAGTACCCCAAAAACGGTACTTAAGCTTAAAACGGACAAGGCGTTCGCGGTCGTGTGGATGGAACTCGGGGAAAGCAAAACTAGAGTTAAGAGGCAAAATTCGTACACGACCAGGGTGCTTACGGCCAGCAGGATCCACATAAGGCTCTTCATAAGCCACTTTAATAAAGCAATCACCTGACACCGTACCTTGCTGACCAATTTCCCAAAGGACTGTGGCCTTGTTGTTATCCACTTCCCAGACGCGCTCTAGCAGGTCTGGAACGATTGCTTCGGTCTCTTTAGGGCTGCGGAAGTTAACACCCTTACCAAAGGTAAAGTTAATGATGAAGTCGCTGAATGCGCGATAGTAATTAAGAACCATCTGTGTCTCGCCTGTCTGACGGCGATAAGACCAGTGGTGGCCAAGATACATAGCCCAGTTAAGTGAGTAGCGATTTAGGCGTGGGCCGTGGACTTCAAACTCTTCATCCGCTAGTTCTACTAACCCAAGCGGGGAGATGGAGATGGTTAAATCAGATGAGGCTGCGCGATAACTCGGTGGAGAGAAATCCATACCGCTCACTGCTCACCTCTTTCAACTTTAGACAATACTAACATAAATGTCGACTTATGTACAAAACGACACTCAGCGGAAACGTTCGCCTCTAATGAGGTTCTGGCCTACCGGCTTAGTTACTACCTTCTTTTGTTCTTTTTCTTTTTTATCCTGCGCTTCTTTAGCGTAATCGCGGAAGCGTGGATCTACATCTTTCTCAGATGTTACAAACTTGCCACCCAATTGAACATAGCGGGAGTGAACCCAGTGAGCAGCTGCAGGAGAAGGGTATGTGCGGAACTTAGAGCGCGCTTGAGTAGTAAGCATGTTCCAAAGCTTTTGATTTGCAGGGATCTGCTTAGGACCCTTTTTTACTTCTTTACCTGCGATTAATGCCATTAATAATCCTTAGATAGTAACCAGCCCTGCCCCAAGTATGAGGCAGGGATGATTGACTTATTTCTTAGTCGTGGACGACTGCAGGATTGCCAGCCTTCTGTGGACCACCGCTGCGGAATGCTTCCTCAATGCGGTTGTCACCGTGGTCTGCAAAACCACCAGCAGCAAATTCCTTAAGATGATCTGGAGCTTCTACCCATGCAGCAGAACCAACGTGAGCGCGCTCACGCATTGTCTCTTCTGGAAGCTTCTCAAATACATTCTGATTACGGTTTGGACGACCTGCTGCAGGAACGTATCCCTGCATAGCGCCCTTTGTGAATTCCTGTGGGACGTCTGTGTCTGTTGCAATGCCTTCTTCAAAACGAAGTGGGCCGCGCTGACCAGGGGTTGCTGGTGAGACTTTGCGGTCGTAGACAGTGCCAGGACGTTCTGGGAACTTTGGATCTGGTGCAATTGCCATTATTTACTCCTATATTAGGTTGAGGACCTCAGTAAAAGTGTGCTACAGAAAGTAGCTACAGTCAGCCTAAAGTCTTATCTAAAAAACGGACTGGATGAAACTTCAATCTGTGGCATCGTCATTTCGATGGTTAAAGAGCAGGCGATAGCCAACGAGTCTGCGTAGTCATCGTGCGCGTGGGCTTCGTCCGGCGCTTTAGCTAGAAAGTTAGGGCCAGTAAACTTGGTCTCTAGATCCTCTAACTGTTGACGGAATCGGCGGTAACTACGAAGCTTTCTTGTCTTAGCGTGGGCAGGCCAACTAATGAGCTCGCGGTCCATAAGCGCCTTTAAGTGCTTCCAACGCTTAGATTGCTCAGGCTGACTACTACCTACAGCAAATACCTCTGCCCTAGGAAGCAGGAGTTTTAGGCGCTGAGCAACCGCGTCACCAACACCATTAGCGTCTACGCCAACATACATAACGTTGTAGTTCTCTAAGAACTTTACGATCTGGAAGTACTGGTCTTCCCAGTCATCTCCTTGTAACTCCAACCAGTTAAGTACTCTGTGGTCAAAGTAGCCAAATTCATCTGGGCGATCCCAGTCAACCCAGACAACAGTTACTACTGTAGAGTCAATCTTACGGGCTGGGTCAATGCCAACAACTACTGGGGTTCTATGCCAGGCGCGCTGGATCTCCATAGAGGTATCGCCAAGCTTATCCATGGTGGTTGAGGTAACGAACATACCGCGCTCAAGAAGCCACTTACAGTTGTACGACATCTGGAATTCATCTGAGTCTTCGCCAATGCGCAGCTTCTCACGCTTAATGTGCTTCTCATAGTTAGCGTTGACCTTAACCACATCTCGCCAAGTCCATTCAAAGTGGTTCTGGCGTTTGGTTCTACTGGTTTGCCTACGCTTGTTAAGCATGATGCTGTTGTAGAAATTGTTCTTGTGGGTAGTTGGGGTGCCAGTTTTAACCATAGTTCCTGCGTAGTACGCAAGCATAGGAGCGATTGACTTGGAGACTACAAAGTCATCAGCTTCTTGGCACTCATCAATAACAATAAGATGGAAGGACTTAGATTCAATCTTTGCGCGTGGGTTAGCGGTCATCATCATTAGAGATGAGCCAGAGTTCTTTAGCTTAATCTGGCGGGTAACGCCTGCCACACGGCCTACGCTGTCATCAATCTCAGGATCACCTAGGATCTCTAGGGCGCGCTCAGAGGTAAGGCGGTTTACTGTACGACCAAACAGGGTTTCAACCTGACCCTCAACAGGCGCAAACATACCGATCATAATGCCCTCTTTAAACTTACCAAGAAGGTCTGGGTACATCTTGGCTAGGCGCGGGAGCAAAACCATCAAGGTAGCAATGGTGTTAGCAATAGTCTCTGACTTACCGCTCTGACGAGCTGCCAAAGCTGTGATTTCTTCGCTGTCATTAATAATGACGGACTCAATAATGCGGCGGGCAAGCGGCATTTGATAAGGGTGAAGCTCATGACCTACAAGGGCAGTCTGGAATTGAATGCAGCGGTCAACAAGCTTATTGACGAAGGCACGGGAGAGCTCATCAAGCTCAACCTCTTCGTCTTCTATCTCGGGTTCATCGCCCTCTATTTCATCAGGGTAGAACTCGTCGTCTTCATCATCAATTAGTTGGTCCATATAAACCTTTAGTTTATTTTAAAACAAAGAGCCTAAGTCGTTAAACCCAGGCTCTTTGCGCCATCTACGGGGAGAGGAAGAGAGGCGTAGACAATAATAGCATAAATGTCTATTTGTCGACAAATGGGTTTAGCGGCGTGGCGTACGCTTTCTAAGTTGATCCACCATAGCGTGAAGAGCCTCTGCGCCCTTTAAAGCTTCATCTAAGTAGATGTCGTCCCTACTGCGCTGGTACATAGAGAGGCAACGGCCTATCTCATAGATGGATTGGTCTAACCAACCCTCAATCTCAGCTGTTTGTAGTCTTGTTACTCTCTTAGAGACCTTCTCAGAGAATGGCTTGTCCCAGACCTTATTCCGAGAAAAAAGTTTCATCAAATAGTCCGTCCTGAGGCTTCCAAGCGTTTCGGCCTCGCATAGTCCTGAATAGTAGCGCGTCAATAGAGTCTTCGTCATCTAGGTCAATGTTTGGCTTCTTAAACCACACCCCCAGATAGAACCCTGGGTGAGTAAATGGGAAGCGGAATACTAAGCACTTACCTAGTCTGTAAGGGCGGTCAGTCTCCTGAGTTGTTCCTACCTCAATAACCGGTAGTAGATGTCTATGCCAGTACTTTAGCTTTCCGCCGTATAGTGGTCCGTATGATTTCATTGCGTGAATAATACCCTAATTTCTTCGGGGAACTGTGCTTTTGGAACTTTCTTGTAGGCTGCCTGGTCTAATCCAGAGTTGCGCAGGTACTTTCCAGTAGAGTCTGTAACCTTTAAGTCTTGCCAGATCTCTATTGGTACATCAGGATACTCACAAATATAGGGGGCATCTCTAAACTGGATTAAAAGAGTTTCTGTGTCCTTCATATAAGCTAGCTGGAGCGCTCTGGGACGTGTTGGGTTGGTAGTTGGGGCGGCTCTTGTTTCCACAGGCCTTGCAAACTCAACGCCATATTTATCTTGTACATCTTGATACTTCTCTTCAATGTACTCTTCATAAGTAGTGGTTTCTTCTAAATAAGCCTTAACTGAGAAGTCCATAGACCGTGAGTGGTCTGGGCCTACTATCTGATCCCAGTTACCTAAAGGCGCTTTCTTTCTACCCATTATTCCTCACATACGTGGTCAGCGGTATCTGTCTCCAACACTCTAGCAAAACACGCTCCGCACCTTAAATACCTAGGCGGTTTAAAGTTGTTCTGCGCGGTTGCTCCAAGCGGAAACTCAGACCCATCTTCATTAAATGCTGGTGTAACAACTACTAGCTCTGGCTCTCGTAAAAGCTCTGGCGAGAAAGGCCCGTAGGCGTGGGTAACTTTATCTGGGACTGGATGGGCTTGAGGCGCGGCTATACGGGTAATTAGATGTGGAGCTACCATATCTAACTCGTAGTCAACCTCGCGGCTTCTTGACCCATAAGCACCAAAAGTCTCGTAGTCAATGCCCACTAGTTACTCCTGAACGGCAGTGCTCTTTGCAGTTGCTTTCTTCTTAGGCTTATCTTCTACTGGGGCTTCTTCTACAGGCGCCTTTTCAGATACAGGCGTGACTAAAGGGAAGTGCCCTGCAATAGCCCTGTCTTGCAACCAGTGTGGCAAACAGTTACCGCAGTAGTTAGCGGGGCTTACACCGGTCTCTGAATGAGTGTACACAGCCTCATTAAAACAGTTATCGCACTTCATGTAGTCCTCCTAAATAGTACTTCAGTATAGCAAAAAGGGGGCGCTACTGCGCCCCCTTAATATGTAAAGACTTACTTTGTAGGTGTTTGGAAGTGCTCGTAAGCGCCCTTGAGTACAGGACCAAAGACACCAATTAGAGCAGACCATGCAACCTGCTTAAGATGGTGGTTGCCGCCCTGCCAGATGGCTACTCCAGCAACAACTGTTGAAATGACATAGTGCTCGAAGAGAGCCTTTGTCTTTGCGTTCATTATTACTCCTCTATGTTATTTGCGTACGGCGTTATGATGTGAGAGTCCGCCTGAACGTTAGGTTTAGACGAGCTTTCACTGTGAGATGCTACACCCCCAAAGCCCGCCAATGCAACAGCTACAAGGTGTTTTGGGTCAGTAGAATATCCGGTAGCCGCCCAAGTCCCTAGGGCAGCCGATCCACCAAAAGCCACATGCACCGGGCTGCTGAAGTTAAGCTTTATCCCCACGAATGTGCTCCAATACTTCTCTCATGTGCCTGCGGAGCTCCTCAATATGGTTATGAGTCTCCTGGTCCAATTTAAGGTCCTTACTAATGATACGCCTGTCTTCGTCCCCAGAACGGTTAGTTGCGTTTAACAGTAAGCCTGAGAGCAGGATGGACTCTAAGGAGACAGTGAGCGTTAGCAGGTTAAATGGGTATGGGTCAAAGACAGCAAAGGTCATCCAGATAGTCCAAAAGATCAGATGAAATATGAGGAACCACGCTGAACCGAACGCTATTGAGGCCCAGTCAGACATCCTTTGGAATACTGCGCTAACCCCTTTGTTCTTCTTTTTTGTCATTCATTGGCCTTTGCTACCATAGAAGTGTAAGTGGCTAAATCAATACCTTTACCCTTAGAAGCTTTAAGGCCTGGATACAGCCCTTGATAGACAGGAATAAGCGCAATCTCTTCCTCAGTTAGCACGTTAGACACTAGGTTAGATGGCATAAGTCCCGCATTTGCTAGGGCCTTAGATACTACTAACTCAACATTGCCTTTAGCACCCACTTTAAACACAGATGATCCTGGGAACGGTGGCGCAACAATTACTGTTGGCTTGGTTGTAGGGACAGGCGCTGGAGTGTTAGATGTGTGAAGCGCTGCAGCTCCGCCACCAGTAAGCGCTGTAGCCCCAGCTACTCCTGTAGCTATAAGCTTGCTATTTCCATTTGATTTAGCTGGCGCTGAACTTTTTGCATAAGCTGGGCGGACAATGGCTAACACATAAAGATAAGGACGATGACGGCGATAGCACCCGTCTCCATTAGCCTGATTTCCTGTGTAGGACTCCGGGCCAGTGTTAAAGCCAATAGTTGTGAGACCATCTTTAGAAGCGGCTTCCACAAGCTCTACATGGTCTGCTACCCCGTTACCAGACCAAGAAAAGAACACAATATCGCCTGGAAGTGCAGAATATTTGTCCACTACTTGTTTGTTCTTCTGGAACCAAGTTAGCCCGTCTGGGCAGTAAGAAAACCCTTTAGGTGTCTGAGCTGCTACTAAATGAGATGCGTTGGCCTGTGCAAAGCACCAGCTGATACCCATAGCGCAATAGCTCTGGTTAGGAATTCCGTACCACGTTCCATAAGGATTCTCGTTGTTAGGGCCTTCTACAAACCCAATTTGGGTACGAGCGACATTGACGATATCAACCCCGGCTGTCACTGGTAGATCAACCTCTCAGCTAAGTCTCCTGGAGTAACAATGTTTGCTGGCTTGTTACAGAGGTCTATCTTTGCGGCATCGTATGCAAGAGCAACAAGTTCAGAGCAGATAACCCCATAGCGCTCAGCCATCTTTTCTAAGAGAGTGGTGTTAGCAAGCATCTTTAACCCTAGGATGCGAAGGACTAGGTTAGCTATATCTAAAAACCCGTAAGGACGATCAACAAGTTTTTTAGCGGCTTCAACGATTAGAGCGCGCTGTTCATCAGTTAGGTCTTCGTGTTGGTTCCAGCCGATTACCGGGTACTGGGTAGCTTTCCCAATAGCAACCCCAGTTGGGTTTGCCTGTACGATCATGCCGTCCCCGATATAAATAAAGGCGTGGTTCCACCTAGACATAGTTCCTAAGCGGATCAGCTTTCCAAAGAACCCCGTGGTCTTAACTACCCCGTAGTCTCCTGGGCGAGGTTCATAAGCCATTACTCTTTGTTCTCCTCAACGTATTGGTTAAAACGCCCTTCAAGACGCGCGTACTCAACCTTGATCTCTGTGATATCTTCACGGATCTCATCTTGCTTCTGGTCTAGCTTCTTAAGGATCGGTAAGACTTGAAGCTTAACGATGTCATTAAGAGAGCTGCCGTGATTAGGCTTTAACTCCTTAGAGTTCTCTTTCATCTCCTCTAAGTACTCTTTAACTAGCTCTTGTGTGTGGTTCTTAAAGATCCAACGGGCAATGCCCAAAAAAACACCTCCAACAACGGTGACTGATGCTGCTGTGCCTGTAACAGTTGCTATGTCCATTGTCAAGCCAATTCTCAATAGAGGAGTTATGTTAAGGAGCGCAGTTATTATCCGTAAGAAGTGCCACAAAAATGCGTGATTTGTATAGTTTTCCACAGAAATACAAAAATATCTGCGTCAACTAACGCTTCTGGCTTGACATAGGTTGTAAGGCTGCCTATATGCTAATACAACCGACTGAGAGGAGCAGCGATGCTTAATATCAGAATCAACTTCACAGTTGATGTAAAAAAGGTATCTAGACTGCTTGTAGCAGCAGTGCTAGTGTGGACACAGTTGTTTACACCAGCCAATGCCCTACCAGCCCCAGAGCCTAAGGAAAGGGTAGTGACAGTATCCCTTAACTACATAACCGTGAAGACGACACGGACAGACGCCAAGAAAGCCTTGGCTAGTACTTACGTTAAGTACTTTGATGCTCAGACGATTGCCTTCTTAACGGAGTATTCGGCGGGCAAGTCCATGACTGAATGGAAGTGTTTAAACTCACTTTGGTCTCACGAAAGCCACTTCAACCCTAAAGCCCTTAATATGGGCTCGCATGCCTTTGGTATTGCTCAGTTTCTCCCATCAACATGGGATAACTACAATGTAAAGAAGACTGCGGTGGCGCAACTACAAATTAAATATGGCCTACATTACATTGAAAAAAGATACGGAGACGCATGCAATGCTTGGAAGTTCTGGCAAGGACACGGTTGGTATTAAAGCCCCAGGGTTTGATGGTACGCAGATATGCGCTCAAACAGACCCTGACCTGTTCTTTCCAGACGAGTTCAAAGATCCTCGTCTAACCTTAAACGTGGCCCGCAAATTATGCAGGTCATGTGAGTTCAAAGAGCCTTGTCTAGAGTATGCACTAAAGCATGCAGATCTAGTCGGTATCTGGGCAGGCACAACTCAGAGGCAACGACAGGATATAAGAGCCTCCAGAAGTAGAGCGGCATAATAAGAAAGCCCCCGATCACTCGGGGGCTTTTTTATTTACGTTATTAGCAAACGTAGGTGAATGTGCCGTCCTGTGTTCCTGGATTTTCACCAGTTGCAAGCTTGTAGACCACCAAGTTAACTGGTGTTCCTGTGCTCTGGCTACCTGTAATAGACTGGCTGTAAACAGTTCCTGCGTTAGCAAGAGTTGCTCCAGAAGTCGTGTAGGTGACTGTTCCTGTATCGAAGTCAGCATTTCCTAGAAGGCGGTCAGCCTCTTTAACAGTCAAACCTGTGACTGTAGGAACTGTCTGGGAAGAGGTAACAGCTGCAATTGTGACAACAGCGTTTCCTGCAACACCTGCGAGTGCTGAGTCTGTAGCAGCATTTGTAACTGTGAACTGTGTAGCAGTTGCAGAAGCGACTGTTACGCCAGACAAGTTAAATGCTGATGCAGTTGTGTAAGTTGGAGCGTAGTACTGAGTAGCGATTGGCTGAGTTGAACCAGCAGCTACATAGTTGTAGAGGCCTGTGATTGTTACAGTCTGTCCTGACTGGAAGTTGTTGTTAGCTGTGTAGGTAACAGTTCCACCAGAAGCTGAAACCGCAGTTACAGTTGCATAGAGCTTTGTAGCTGGGTTGAAGCCGCCGTTAGAGGTGTTCTGTGGGAAAGCATCCCAACCATTGATAGCACGAACGTGGTTATCAGAAGGGACTGTTAGAGTTACCTGTCCAACTGCCTTTGTAAGATCTGCGGCGGCAATTGTGTAGCTAGCATAGTCAGTTGTTGTTCCCCAGCCGTAGTCTGCGCCAAATCCTGGGATAACTTCTAGGTTAACTGCGGCCTTACCAGTAGCGCCTGAAACGGCACGATCTTGAGTAGAGCTTGTAACTGTGAAGTTTGAAGATGATGCAGTAGCAATTGTTGCTGAGGTCTTATTGTAAGCAGATGTGTAGGTACCTGTAGCTGTTGAGGTTGAGCCTGTAGCAGCTGAAGTTACTGTGAAGTTTGTGTTGGTTGTAACAGCCAAGATAGTCTTGGTGCCGTTAAAGCCGCTAGTAGAAGCTCCGGTAATAACAATTGTCTGACCGGCTGAAAGACCTGTTGTGCTAGAGGTTGCATAAGTTACAACACCAGCAGAAGCTGTGATGCCTGTGATAGCAACTGTGCTTGAAAGCCCAGTAACAGTTACAAGCTGACCAGCGTTGAAGTTATTAGCTGCTGTGTATGTAATTGTGGTTCCGTCACCAGAAGCCGCTGTTACTACAGCAGTGTCAATGTCGGATCCGGCAGAGCCTGTTGTTCCGCCAGTAGCATTGTAGGTAACTGGTGATGTACCAGTGCGGTCGTCATTTGTCTGAAGTGGAAGGTTTCCGTAGACAAAATCAACAGCAACGTTACCTGAAGGGGCTTGCTTGTAGCCCGAGTCACGAATAACTGTCATTATGTTTCCAATCTATAGATGGGTTTAACGTCCCATGCGCCTGGGACGTTATAAGTTTATCTACTAAATCTAAGTGTGTCGGGCTTTAATTAAACCTATTAACAGCCCATAAGCATAAAAATATCTTGGATACCTGCTGTAGAAGATCCGGCGGCTACTCCATTTATGTTGCCATTTTGATCTACAAAAGACACAAGAGTCCCAGATGAATTACGCCATTCTTGTAAGTTAACTGATTGACCTGAAGCATTTGCTTGAATTACAAACCCTTGAAGGGTGCCTACTGAAGGGGTAACTGTGTTTGGGTATGTAGAAGTTGGGGATGTACGAACATAGAGACCTGCATGGCTGTCACCGGCAACGCCTTTTTCAATATTTGTAAGGCGATCTCCAACTGAAGGGTAGGTGTAACTTGAAGGTGACCATGTGCTTGATGAGTTTACTGAAGAAGATGTTAGAGGATTATTTCCTGTAGCTGTGGTGCCAAGCACGGTCTCAATAGCGTAAACTTCGTCTTGAATAGTGTTTGGGTCAGCGGCGTAAATGGTGTCAGTTACGTCATGGTGGACGTTAAATACTTTTGCCGAAGCTGGATACGAGGCGGTCATACTTACCCTTTCAGAGGAGACAGTTACAGTTTACTGCCTATTTAATTAGTTTTGGTGCTCTCCATTAGGTCCTTTTCCAGGGGTGCCATAGACAGCAATACTTGGCTTCTCGTTTTCATTTAAAAACAGATGGCGTAGGCCAAAGCGAGAGTCCCTGATAGTTGACTCTTTAGCCTTAGGTTGTTGAAACTCTTTTTTACGGCTCATGGTGTCCATCGGTTTGACTGCTTAGCTTGAGTTGGTCTGCCAGGCACTACTGGTGACATTACCCTTGTGAGCTTTTCCCTAAACTGACGCGCCTTTAAAGACCTAGGGTATGAAGTTATGGACGAAGAGATGCTGGATGTAATCCCGCCCTTAACTTTCTTACTTGCCACGTGGTTCCTTAAATTGCTTTAAATTGCGCATTCCAGGAAGTGCTGGTTGGTAGGCTTTGCCACTAGTTGCAATTTTGTTTGGTTCCGGCTTGTACGCAGGTTTAGTTGCTGGCTTAGATGCGGGCTTATTTTCTTTTGTCTGCGGCTCTTTAGCCCTAGTTTTACTTTTAGGATCAGCCGTCTTATCTTTAGATGTCTTTAGCTTAGTTAAGTTATTTTTACTAGCATTTTTAAGGCTTGAAGACACATGGGCGCCGATAGCAGCAGCGCCCTTTAATGTAAGAGACGTAGAAGATACTGATCGGCCTTTAATTGTCATACTCTGATTCTAAATGGTTTTGTTCACAATGGCGTGCTAAAGAAGGCACTACCCAAGTTTTGCCACATATTTTGCACCGATAGCTATTGCTTTGTGGTTTTGCCACGCTATCTCCTTAGTGCAGTAGGTTGAACTCACCTTCGGGATCATAAACCTGCAGGGCTGTAGTCACCAGCTTGGTGCCAGCTTGACGGGCATGGTGCCCGCAGAATAGGAGTTCTCCGTGAAGAAATGACGCCAGTACTTTTGCAGCGGCTCCACAGGTATCACAACGGTCTTGAAGGGTTAACTCTCTATGGTTGACCATAGTCTTCATTACAGGCGTTCTCCGCGAGAGCGTTTAGCGTCCTCAATGTCTTGACCGTTATCTGAGAGTGGCATCATTTTTGGGCGGCGAGATGCTGCAATCTCATCCATAGTTTCTGGAGTTAAAGTCCCAAAACCTTCAGGAACATCACTGTAATCTGGTTCAGGCCATTGGCCTTCTGAACGCTTCACGCAACACCGCTTCCACCAGCCGTGGGAGCTGCTCCTGCCGCAGCACCGCTTCCAGAATTCATACTAGCACCTTCAGCAGCTTCTTGTGAGGCAGTCTCATTAGCTTCTGACATAGGTGACTCTGCGCCAAAGTTACCTACAACACCACTGCCGCCAATAGTTAAGTAAGACGGATTAACAGTCTCTGTGCCTGGTCCCCAAAAACCAAGTGCAGGGTACTGCTCATGGTACTTAGTCTTTTTAGAATATTTCACTTCTCATTTTCTTTCTTACCTGCGCGGCGCTTGTTCTCTTTAGCAGTATTCTTACCTTTATCGAGTAGGCGCAAGTTACCTTTAGAGTCATTGTTGTGATTATTATCTTTGTGATCAACAGTCTTGTTCTTAGACTTGATCTTGCCATTAGTAGATTCGTAATCAGCGCGGGCTTTATTCTTAGAAGTAGTTACCCACTTACCATCTACTTTCTTCTTGTAGACGTAAATCTTTCTTCCGCCGTTGGCTTTGCTACCATCGTATGGCCCAAACTTCTTAACTTCTGACATATTAGGCCTCCTGTAGTAACTTATTAGTTTTAGACATATTGCACCAAGCATGGCTTGGCCTTACATTCTCTAGTGTATTAGAGCCACCCTTAGAGATAGGGATAAAGTGGTCTAAATGAAAACCAGAGCGCCACCTACCTATTCCAGCGCGGCTAGGTGCACCGAAATCTATGGGCATATCACAAAGGTAACAGTTAGTGCCGTACGTCTCAAATACTTGAGCTTCTGTGTACAGCTCAGTTGACACCATCTTTTTTATAGCTTTACGTTTGCGGTCTTTTGCTCTCTTTTTGTCTCTATGATTCTCGGCATATGTTTTGTAATAAACAGCCGTTTTATCACGATTTCTACGCTGCCACTCTATAGATGTATTTGTACATTGCTCTTTATTGGCGGCATAATAGGCGGCTGACTTTTTACGTCTGGCCTCTAAACAAGGCTCACAAGCAGGCTCTTTACGGCGCTTGTGGTACTGATAACCAGTATCCGTGCCGCAATAAGTCTTTGTTTCAGCCATTGTTCTTATGCCAATCTCGTACGGCCTGCTCAGCCTCAGATAGGTTCTTAGCATCTAGTGTGTAAGTTCCGCCACCCTTTGGGTGATGAACCTTAAACTTCTTGCCGTGCTTATCAACAACGTGTGGTTCACCATCTACTTTAAACTGATCTTTATCTTTATTCATTAGCAGTCCCACGCTCTCAATGACTTGTTAATCCGTGAGTTAGGATCTTTAGCGGTTTTAGAAGATGTGTTTTTAGACTTCATACCTTCCATGCGTGCGCAGAATGATTTACGGCGCGCAGCGGACTTAGGAGATTTTTTAGCTTCTGCTTTCTTAACAGGTGGCTTTAGGTTATGACC